GTAACGCGCATATTCTAAACCGAATAAAGCGTTAAGTCCTGGTAAAAGCTCCTTAAGGAGCTGGGCTCTTGAAATTGCCATCTGTCATTCTCCTTAATTAGATTCCAGTGCCGCTTGTATAAGCGTGGGCTGCTGGGTTAAATTTCACAAGTACGTCGGTAAATGCATCGCCGACAGTTGAAGTTGGTGAATCAACAAAACCAACAATTTTAAACGCTGCTGCAGTTTGAACTACACCATTGTTTAGTGCTGTTGTTGAATTACCACTTAATAAATTACCTGTACCTGTAGCTTGAACTATTAAAAATCCACAAGCACCTAAAGCTGCTTGGGTTAGTGTACCGTTTGCTTGTATTTGAAAAATTGCTGCTGGGTCATCTACAACGTATGCTTGTGCATCTGGTGTAACTGTACCTGTTGGCCAATTTTGTCTAAATGTTACATTACCCGAAATTGGGTCTGTAAATGTACATCCTACAAATACTCCTACTGTACCTGCTGGAAATAAAGCGCCTACTGCACCGGTTGCTGTCATTTGGGTTAAAAAACCTGTAGCTAAAACATTAACCACGTTACCGTAGTATATGTTAGTAGCTAGACCTGATGCAATAGGGTACATTCTAGTAGAACCCGCATATGGGGTACCGCCTAGATGATTTACGGCTCTTAGTCCGTAAGGGGCTGCGACTGCTGCCATGATATTTCTCCTATTTGTTTCCCTTACCAAATTTAGAACTGCCAGTCTCTTGACCTTCAGCAAACTTAGGCATACGAGGGTCATTTTGATTCATATATTGTGCATCAACTGCCTCGGTCTGTTGCCTTGTTGCTTTGTCTACATAAGCTTGACGTTGTTCCATTAATTCAGATGGGATTTTACATAATAGCACACCGCCAATTTCAACACCGTCTTTGTATTGTGAATTAGGGTCTGCCGCTAAATGAATCTCTGGGTGTTCCGAATGTTTTACCGGTTCCCAGCCTTCACGCATTTTTGCAGAAACGTTCATGTTATCAGGCTCATTTAATAAAGAGCTCCTAACCCATCTATAAGACCATCCAGCTTTCTGATTAAATTCTGGTAGCGAACTTGCTGGCTTCCATTCTTTAACCTTACTTTCTCTATTTTCCATTTCTCGGTCAGTTCTATTTACTACTTGTTCTCTATTACGAGATACCTTATCCATTTGCGTTCTCCAATTTTAAAAGTTCTCTAGCATACAGTTCCGGGGTTAACTTAAGCTTTTTAGCTAAAGCAACTTGTGTTCTTGATAAGCGTACTTTTTTTGGCGCGGTACTACGCGTTGCCGGGGCTACTATGTTAGATGGTTTGCGTTGGGCGGGTTTTTCCGGTTCCAACGAGTTTCCCTCAAAGTTCTCAGGGAATCGTTTTTGCATCGTCTCATCAATACGATGGTAATACATATCAGAAGTGGGGTCTATTCCATTTCTAACTAATTTTTCATGCAAGCCTAATGCAAGGCTAGTCATCTCTTCGTCCTTTCCAAACCAAGCATTTTTAGATTGCCAAAGTTCTGCTTTAGCATCTGGTCTTGGTACTGAAGGTCGAGGTGTTTCATTTGACTGTACACTATTTTCTTGAGTTTGGGAAGAGTTATGTTGCGGTTTTAAACCAGCAGCTTGAGATAATTTATATTGAGCACTGTTCATTAAAGCTTGCGCCTCAACTATTTTATCTGTATCTCCAGAATCATAAGCTTCACGATAATCTCGCTTGGCTAAACTAAGTTCTTTTTCAGAAGAGTCAATTAAAGTTTTAAGGTATGTTTCTTCACCACTACTTAAAGTAGATTTAAGAGTTTTATTTTGTTCGTTAACTTTTTGAGCATAAGAAATAGCTTCTTCTCTTTCCCTAGTAGCTTGTTCTTTAGCACGTCTTTCGTCATGCCAAACTTTTTTAAGCTGAGCCATACGTTGTTTAACACGTTCAGAGTAATCTTCTAACGTATCATTTTCTAGTGTTTCAACCATGTCTTCTGGTAAAGGGTCTTTACCTCTATCTTCAGGAGGAGTGTCATCTACTTCTTCTATTTCAAACAGGTCCTCTTGTTTAGTTGCTTGAGGTTCAACTTTTTCAACGTCAGCTGTAGATTTTTCTGGTGTTTCTTTTGCTTCTTTTGCTTCTAAATCTACCTCTACTTCACCACCGGTCATTTCTTCTTCATCGGGTATTTCATTTATTATTTCTGCCATGCTGGTTCTCCTTGGTTGCGTATACGAACTTTCGTTCGTGTCGGTTGCCTTTAGACAAATTCCATTTTGCTGGAACTACCTGAAGGTTTGTGAGGCAGTGTCTGCCACCTCTAGTTATCGGAATAGTATGGTCTACATGCCATCCATATCCGGTTTCAACTTCTCGTTTTACAGCTTGCCTAAATAAAGCTACTAATTGTTTCCTAGCTTCTAAGGTTTTAATATCATTTACGTTTCTGATTCTTGCTCTTCTCACAGAATGTTTAGCTCTGTTTTTATCAGGATTATTTAAAACCCAAGCTCTATTTCTTTTAACTTCTTTATCTAAATTATTTAGTCGGTATTCTTTAAAATAATTTTTTTGTTTATCTTTGTTAGCTTCGCGATAAAGTTTTCTTTGGGCTAACATCTCTATTCTATTTTTACGTTTCCATTCTCGGTTATATTCTAAAACGCGTTCTGTTTTTTTAAGCTCGTTCATAACCACGAGGGTCATCCACAACTGCTTCTACAGTGTCGTCATTTATAATACGAAATTCTTTTCCGTGAATTTTAATTCTAGTACCTGCGTAAGCACGAGTAATAACGAAGTCTCCCTCTTTACACCACGGGCCTTCTGGAAATCTAGATTTATCTTTGTAAGCTAAATCGCCCAACTGCATTACAAATAAACAAACAGTTGCTCCTTCTTCAATCTTCTTGACATCAGCAGATTTTACAATACCACCTTCATATGTTTCCTCTGCTTCAGGAACAATACACAACAGTCGATAGCCTTTAACATCAGGTAGTTGTGTAGCTAATTTTGCAATAGCCTCATCTCCTGATACTTTCTTACCATCTTTAGTTGTAGTGATTTGTGATTTAATAGGTTTTCCAGATATGGAAACTATTTTTTTGTCTGGGGTAGCGATAGTCATTATTTTTTCTCCAACGTAACTACATTATCTGTAGGTGTGGAGTCAAACATTTCTTGTTCTACAGTATTGTCAGCAGCCATTGCGTCGCTTATCATACCTTGAACTATCATGTATCCCTTTATTTCTCCAGTAGCGGATAAATAAGCTTCAAACTTATCAGTTCCCCTACCCATACTTTCTAATAATGCTTTGCGTCTTTCTTCTACCTGGGTTGCTAGAAGCATTAACGTTTTGTTAGCCATTTTTTATTCCTTTTCGTTAAGTTTAGTTTCATCCTTGAGTTTTGTTTCTTTTACCTGAGACGCATTACGCGTCTGAGATTCTTTTTCGCGAAGGGCAATATCTTTTTGTTTATTCATCGCCGCCGCTCCTAATTTAGCTCCTTCAAGAACTTCTTTAGTTTGTATTTGTTTTTGTTCCATCTCTGCCTTAGCTCCAATTTGAGCTCCAACAATTGTTTCTGCAGAAGAAATTTTAGCTTGTGCTAACGCCATATCTCGTTCTACATTAACAGTAGCTTTATCTTTTTCTAATTGTAGTTTTGCTATATCAAGTTGAATATCAGCTTTAGTCTTTTCTGCTTTAACTTGAGCTTCTTGTTGTTTAATTTGTAGCTCAGCTTTTTGCATTTGAATGATTGGGTCTTGTTCTTGTTGTTGAGCTTTTTGTTGAGCAGCTTCAGCTTTATTAGCTTGTAACACTTTATCAGCTCCTGCTGCAGAAAGTCTAGCTATTTCATTTTCTATATCTGCTGGTAATGGTTCATCAACTGGAGGTAATGGTACACCCAATTGTTTTTCAATTTCAATTCTGTATTGGAAGGCTACATGTTCTGCAATGTGAGATTCCATCGCTGCTTCAATCATACCTGCTTTAGTGCTTTGTCCTACAAGCTTTCTAATTTTAGGGTCTTCTGCAAATGCCATATGTACAGCGATATGTGCTTCATGGTCTTGGTCAAGAAAAGCTTTAACCGGTTTACCATTAATAATATTCATATTTTCTGACACAGGGTCTATCTGTTTAACATTATCTTCATCAGGTATAAGTTTATTTATGTTCTTAACACCTAACACTTCTAACATTTGTTTGTTTAATTCAGGTAAGTCGTATATATCTGGGTTTTGCTGTGCCATTTGCATAACAGCTTGATACTGAACAACCTTTTGTGCCATAGTTGCAGCATTAGGGTCGGCCACAGGAATAAGATTTACTTTATTGTAGTCGGATTGTTTAGCTCCAGGTGTTCCTGTTGAAGGGTCATACTGATAATTAGGGTCTGAGTAATCTGCTATAATATTTTTAAGTAATAAGAACTCTTTTTTCATTGAGTAATAAATACGTGCATTCACAGCTGACATTACTTTCAGTGTTCTTTCAAGTATAGCTAGTGTAGAACCTACTGGAGAATTAGCTGACATATCAGATACCTTCATATCCGAAGCAGAGGCAAAGCGTCTACCTTCTTCAACAATCTTATCCATTAATTGAGCTAGCACTTGACTTGGCTCTTTATATGGTAATGGCATTAAGTTGTCACGGAGTGTTCCAGATGGTGCATCTACATCTCGCCATTCAGCTGGACCAATTGGAGTATCATCGCCTTTGATTCGTAAACCTCTAGCTTTAAATCCACCGGGTAAGTTTGATAGTGTACCTGCGTCAACTAACTGACGAAGTAACATAGTTCCTGATTTAGAGAACCCACCAATAAGATGAATTAATCCAAAGCAATAAAAACCAAATCCTGGGATATAACCATAGTGAACAAAATGCTCACGACGTTTTTGTTGACTGTCTTCTTGTTTCCAATTACGACGAACAGCTAATATTTCTTGTGTGCCTTTATCAATTGTAA